CACCTGGTCCACAACCGAGGGAAGCGCGGAATACTTATCGAGCAGTTCCTGCACCGCCGCGTTCCATTCCTTTTGAGTGAGAACCCCCTTCTCCAACTGTTCATTGAGTGTACTCATCTGAGTAGAGGCGATTTGAGAAGCGACCGACTGCATGGACGCGAACGTTGATTTCATTTCTTCCGTCCAGTTCGACCACTTGGACAGGTCGAGGAACCCGCCGGAATCAGCCGCCAGCTTCGCTTTGAGGTTGTCGAAGCTTCGAGAGAGCATGTCGAAGTAATTTTCATCCGTGACAAGCCCCTGCTGATTCGCCCACGACATTTCAGACCAAAACTTTTGAACGCCAGCGCGAGCCGCTTCCAGAGCTTCCGCCTGCTGCCGCTCCTTCTCCGCGAGGCGTTCCATTGCGGCGATGGCCATGTCAGCCGCCTTCTTCGATTCGTCGGAACGGATATCCCGTTGCATATCGACGATCCGTTTCCAGTCGTCGGAGAGCGGTTTCAGCTTCGCCGCCCACTGGTCAAGTACGGGAAGAAAACTCTTGCCGTCCGCATAGAGGTACTGCATTTTGTCGCGGATGGAGGATATGAGGCGTTCGGCGGCGGAGGGGCCGGAAGACCCCCCTCTTGACACGGAATCGGGCTCCGGTGTTTTTGCCGGCGTAGGCAATACCCCCTTGCCAGTAATAACGCTCCCCGATTGGCGAAGGACTGCGGCGGCGTCGTATGCCGCCAGTTTCGCGGCGGCCCGAAGCCCTTCAAGCTCCTCTGAAACGAGAGTAAGTTCTCTCCGTATTCCTGATGCAATCGCTTCATTACCCATCGAAAGCGCGTCTCGAAGGGCAATCCCAAGGGAATTCGAACGCTCTTCCAGTCGCTTCACTTGCTCTTCCAGTCTCTCCGTTTCGGTCTGCACGGTCTCGAACTGGTCCGATAGATAGACAAGCGTTCCCACCCCGGCGGCAACCGCCCCGCCCGGCAACCCGAGCAACGCGAGAAGCGCTCCAGATATCTTGTATGCGGCCAGAGCCTTGAGGCCGGAGATGATTTTATCCACGTTCTCAAGGGCCACGCCGAAAACTTTCCCGAGCTTGTCTCCGAGGGACAATAGAGAGTCGATAGCCTTCATTACCGCCCCCTGCACCCGCTCGACAAAAGTCTTGTAATCCTCCGACTGCATCCAATCATTCCAGCGGTCGCGGATGCCTATTACCGCCTGATTCAAGCGGTCGAACGGCCCTCCCGAACCAGTGCTTCCCATGACGGCCTGCTGGAAGAAATTCCACTGACCGCCCATTGTTTTCAGAACGGAAGCCCAGTTGTTCCCGGCGTACTGCATCATGCCGCCGAAATTTTCCTGTATAAGTTCGACCAGTCCGGCGCGAATTTTATCCGTGTCCTTCTCGACTTCTTTCCGGACATTCCCGCTCTGGATAATCGCCTTGCTCCCTGTTTGGTCTATGAGGATACCCAGCCGTCGAAGCTGAATTGTGTTCAAACTCACTATCGCGCTTGCAACGTCGCTGATTTGCACCTGCATGACAGTCGCGAGGTCAGCCGCCGCTTCTACCGCCTCTTTCGTGTTTTTCACCGCAGCGGACTTCAGCAAGACAAATCCGCGTATGGCGTCGTCAGTATCGACCGGATTCAAGGCGGCCCATTTGTTGATGTCGTCGAAGACGCGCTTCGTTTCTTCAGCGTTCTTGATGACGCCCTGCAGCGAGGTCTGATAGTTCTGCACCGTAACCGCCGCGTCAAGAAAACCCTTCGCAAGATTTTTCAACCCCACGGCGGCGACCAGCCCGGCGAGCATTCCCTTCAAGCGACCCACAACGCCGCCCACTGTGCGCTCCATACCGACGGCGCTCCGCCCTATGTCGGCAAGACTCCGCTGTACCGTCCGCGCCCCGGAGAGCGCCCCGGAGGGGTTCACCACTACGTCAAGCACCGGCATTCTTCCCACCTCCTCCGGGCTTATGCTTCAAAAATTCCGCGTCCATCGCCTGTATGACGCGGACAAACTCGATACGCTCATCCACCCCGCGCACGTCCGCCATGTCGCAGAATGCGAGGATTTCCGAGAGCGGGATACAGCCAAGTCCCATTCCAACTGAGCGGGACGGAGAGAGCATCTGAAAAGCGTTCCAAAAGAAAATCACGCCCTCGTCAAGCTCCGGGCGCGATTCGAGCGACTTCACACGGACGCCTTGCTCCGCGAGGTCTTCAAGAAATGAAGCGGACGCTCCCCACTGGAGTTCCCAGCGGAGAGCGTCTGTCAGTTTTTTATCGTGTCTTCCGTGACCTCCGCCCGGAAGTTTGAAATAGCCGCAGCCTGATTCTGTACGTCGCGGAACAGGTCGGGAAGGTCGCTGAAAAGCTTGACGGCGTTCTCCTTGGAGAACGGAAGCGGCTTGCCCTTCTCGTCCGTAACACCTTCCCACCCGAGCACCACGGATTCTGCGTACACGTCGAGGAAGAGCTTTTCCGCTACGTCGTCGGGGATCGTCCCGGCGTCGAGTTGGCGCTTGTACGGTCTTACCTTCGTCGTAAGCGCCTTCTGAAAAGCCGCGTTCGCCCCGCCTGCCCGTGCAACCTTGATCTTGAAATCGCCGTAATCAAGGATTATCCCTTCCTTTTCGAGCGTCCTGTCAGTGCGGAATACGCTGTAAGGTCCGCTCACTACGCAACGCCCCTTTCGATCATAAGCGTGCATCCGTTTACCGAGTCATACAGCCCCCTGTAGGTCATGCTCGCCATAATGTCGCTGTCGTTGCCCTGCGCCTGTACCGTGCCCGTCTCGAACTTGAGGTTTGGTATTGTAAAGGTGTACTTTTCTCCCGCCGTGCTGCCAAGAGTGAACGCCAGCGACGTAGCGTCGCCGTCTAGGAACGCCTCGTACAGCTCGATATCCTCGAAGTACGCTTCCAACGAACCGGAAAGCTCGAAGCGCCCAGCGCCGATGCCGAGCGCGTCCACGCTCCCGGCGGCTGTCGGCGCACGGAGGTTGTTCGTCGCGTCGAGGCTCAGACTCGAAACATGTACGCCGGATAGTCCCGCTACGGAGAATCCGGCGAAACCGGAAGCCGCGTCCATGACTTCTCCGGTTGTCGCGTCAAGGTAGGTCGCCCCGGAAATGGCCTCTTCCGCCGCTTCTCCTGACATGCCGAGGAAGTCGAAGGAGCCCTTCACGATTTCTTTTGTTGCGCACGTGAGACTAAATCCGTTCGCCTGCATGCCTTTGAAGCGGAAATAGGCGTTCGGGGAAAGGTCGAGCAGCGTCCGTTCCAGCGTGAAACTCTTCGGCGTGGAGCCGTTTTTCAGCACAGTAGCCATTGCCGCCACGCCCACGGTTATCTGATCCGCCGTGCCGTCGCTCGTCCAGCCCGAACCGACGACGAGTGTAACGGTCTTGAACGTCTTCTGTCCGCTTATCGTGACGCCGGTTGCACCCGGTGTAATGTCTTCGGTAATAGGATTGTCGTTCGCGTCCGTGCCGGTGATAGTAACGACTCCCGCCGTATCCGCGCTTCCCGCGACCGTGCGCGTGACGGTGATTCTTGCCGGAGCCGCCGGTTGAGCTGCTATCGTGTACACGCCGTTTATCATGTCGGTGACAGTTACTATCTTGTCCGGGTCCGCCGCGCTCCCGCCGCTCCACGAGCTTTGGAGAGCGCTTGCAAGTAGATCGTCATAAGTGCCGTAGGAGAGTTCAAATTCCATCCCTCCACCGGCTCCGCCACCCACCTGAATTAAGTCCATCACGTTCCGGTCGGCTCGAAGCTCGCTGGAAACTATGTTTTCCCGCGTCACGTCGAGCGACTCGCCCGTCAAACGGACAATTTGCAGCGCGGGAGTGGTCGGCGTCGTGCCGGGGATACTCTCCACGACATACGCCAGCCGCACCCTGTCGGCGCTTGCTATCGCCATATTCGATTACCTCCTTGTGCTAAATGAGAACGTCCCGCCGGAATGGAATGGAGACGTTGATTTGATGCCAGCCGTCGGCCAGCGAAGTGTTGAGAATTTGCACGGTCGCCGGAGAGAACCGGATTCCGCCGATTACCTGTCCTTGGAAAATCGCCGCAGCATCGTCCGCGAGGTCGCGAGCAGTCGATTCTCCGGAAAGGAGAGGGACAAATACCTGAATCATTACCACACCGACGTACCCGGCGAGATTGCTTCCCGGAGAGCCGATGGAGCGCCACGCGCCTTCGCCATCAAGCACGTTGAATCGCACCCACGGCCCCGACGGAGGGGTGAAATTGACGTTCGGCCATGCTATCGGCGTTTTCGCCTCGTAGACCGCAGGCGGACCCGCGCTTTTCAGCGTCCTCCAGCCTGTGGAGAACGATCCCGCAAGCGCTTCGAAGGTTGATTTACTGTTCATTGAAATGCGCCTCTATCTCAGCGACCGAGATTTCAGCCACGCCGAGCGGAGCCTGTTGAGAGTGCCCGTGTTCAAGCGCCGCCGCGTAGGGGAGGTTGTTCGAGATGTGGATTTGCTTGAGGGCGCGGTATGCCGCGAGAACTATCGAACCTCTCATCATGGAGTCGTTGACCGTGTTTTCCGTTGTCGTCTCGTCCGCGCCGCCGATGCCTACCATCCAATTGGCCCGGAAGCGGCCCGTATCGACCGGGCTTTTCATAGTCACCTTTTTGAGCAGTTCGAGCGCGATCTTGCGGATAAAATTCGGGGCTTGCTCTTTCTCAAGAGACGTTCCCCATCGCGTCAGGTCGATTGAAAACTGCTTCGCGTTCGCCACGTCCTCACCTCCTCAGCTGGAGGTCGTAGTACAGCGCTTCGCCGCCCGGTTGGAACGGCTCCGAGCGGATCACCCGGTACCGCTCCGTCTTCACGTCGACAAAATCTCCGGCGACAGGCGCGGATTCGATGTCCGCCGCGAGCATAAGTTTCACGTCTCCCGCCTGTATCGTCGTGCCGTCCACCAGGTGCGCGGCGTAGGAGAGCAAAAGTCCTTTCCCTTGATAACTTGCTTCCGTCTGCGCCGGAGGGTCCCATGGATTCGTAGGCGTTGCCTGTTGAATACGCACCAAGGCGATCGCAGCCCCGAATTTTCTCAGTGCCGTAGTCGCCTTGTCCGCCTTCGCTTGCCAGTTCATTACGCCCTCACCAGCCGCAGACCACCGCCGGAGAGGCACGGGCGAAGCAGTCCTTCGATCATGTCGTACCGCGTGCCCGCAGGCGCTCCCGCCGCGTAGGTCGTGGAGATGGGGCCTATCGTCTCTTGAATAACCGCCCCCCCGCGCTCCATGTCCGGCATGAGGTCCGTACCCTGGAAGGCTCTCAGAGCGGCCTCGCACGTGGCGTACTTCACGGCGTCCGGAACGCCCTTGATAACGAACCCGTCTTCGTCTATGGCGTCCCAACGCGGCCACGTCAGCGCCTGAGACGCGCCCTGCCGCCGACCTCTGAAACGACCGTTGTACTTCCGGTCTATGAACGCCGTCGCCTTGCGGATCGCCGTTTCACGCGCCGCGATGTTGTCCGCGTCTTCGTCGTCCACCACCCACGCGCTGTTCCCCATGTCGGTGTGGTATCCGTCGCAGTCTTCGAGGGATACATAGGCGTTAGCGTTTGACAGTCCGCTTCCGTCCTCCACTACGAGGCTCATCCAGCGTCACCTCCTCTGGAGGTTCCGTTTCTTCTGCGACTGGTTCCGGCTCTGCGTACAGCTCGTGCTTCGTTCCGTCGAACTCCGACGCGGCAAGCAGCGCCCAGCCGCCTTTGAATTTGATTTTTACGTAGTCCACCATTCCTTCACCGCCTCGATACAAAAAAAGAGAGGGGCGTTAGCCCCTCCCCTTACTGCACGGCCCGAACGGCGAGGTTCGGGTTCAAGACCTGTACACCCCACAGAGCGTCGAGGGCGACTTTGACCGTGGACGTGTTCCCCTCGTACCAGAGACGGCTACGGATGGAGAGATTCGTCACAGGGTCGGCAACGGTAGCGATCTGCGCACCGAGGCGTCCGCCCATATCGCTCAGAGGAGCCATAGCGAGCGCGAAGGCGTGACGATGGAACGCGAGGCACTGATTCTTCGTCGCCCCGGTTCCGGAGGGGAGAATCATCGTCACTATCGCGTCCGCAAGCCCGGCCTTTTT